CTGCTTTTTTCTCTCGAATAAAACCGGAATCTGCTTTGCGACCAGAAAATGTCACTGAAGTGGAGAAGAGAGAAAGTGGTTTTAATATGTGGAAAAAAGAATACGTCAAACCAAGTCTGGGTGGTGATATTATCACAGCTACCCCAGATAATCTTGTACAAAACTTGATACGCTCTCGCTCTTTGGTTCGTATACGATGGGAAGGCCGTGATCATAATGGGGTCGAAAAGACGTCTTGGACACACGGCTTATTCTTATGCGATAAGCACTTGTTAACTGTAGATCACCATTGGAAAAATTCAAATGGTGAGTATAAGCAGCAGATGCATTATACCACTTTCAGTGGGCCTCCAGATGATAATGCTCGCCAGAGAGAACATATGGTGCATTTTTCGCATAGTGTTAAAATACCTGGTCATGACTTACGTATTGTTTACGTTCATGATTCCGGGAGCATGCGGAACATACTCAAATGGTTCCCAGTGGAATCTGTATCTCAGTGTGTAGTGACTTTATTGACTCGAACTGAAGACGGCAGTGTTATACAACTAGCCGGTCGTACAGAAGGCGAGCCACAGAAAATCCAATATGGTGCGGCATATGCTGGTGATTTTTTCGGACAAGTGATTTACGGCAATTCTGAAACTGTGTTGCGAACTGAAGATGGCATGTGTGGTTCACCATGGATTGCCCATACCAAGGGACCTTGTATCCTTGGCATCCATACGGCAGGTCAGGGATCAGGACCTAATAAGAAGGCTTTTATGAGCTTTGTTACTAGGAAGGAACTCAGCGATGCAATTGGTAAATTTGAACACATGGTTGGTGTTTTAAAAAGATTCGATCCCAGTCCGGAAAGTGACGTGATTTATGGTCGAAGGGTGATTTCTGATAATGAAGTACACCCTAAGTCTTTTGTGAACTACATACCCTCACCCTCCTACTCTGTGTTGGGCAGTTGTGAAGGCGGTGTTACGCCAAAAAGTCATGTTGTCGAACACCCATGGTCTCAAGATGTGTCTGAAATTTTTGGTTATTCGAACAAGTGGGGACCACCTGCTTTTAAAGGTACACAAGAAGGTGAAGGCTATTGGAAACCATGGTATGACACGATGTGTAAAGTGGCTAAACCATGTCTTGGTTTTCCTGGTGAGTTAGTCCATAAGAGTATTATGGATTACTACAACCAGGTTTCACCACTCTTTCAAACCGAGTTAGCGTATGAGAGATGCGTTCCTCTAACGCCTCTGCAATGTATTAATGGCATACCTGGACGTAAGGGTATGGAACACATTAATTTCAAGAGTTCTCCAGGCTTCCCATTAACAGGGGCTAAGGAGAAATGGACCACCCAGTTAGAAGGCGAGTTAGAAGGTA